GGTTCTACTGCTGATACATCACGAAGTTCATTTATTCACGTTCAAGTAAATAAAGCATAATGGATTACATAGAAATTAACAGAGATATTATTACTTATAGAGGTTCTGAATATCAGTATGAATCTTATGAAAGGATTGATGATATGTGTGTTCATGTGTTTATGGGTGGAGGTGTATATGCTTTTATAGGAAATGAATGCACAATCAATGGAACTCTATGTACAAATTCAAATGAAATAATAAGTTTTCTACCATGAAAAAATATACAATAGAAGAGGTTAAAGCGGCAGCCGCCAAAAAAGGTTACAAATGGCTACCATTCCAATTAGTATCAATAAGAAGTAAAGAGGATAAACCCAATTCATTTGACGACCTATTAGGTTGGGTAGATGGGGATAAGTTAGTATGGCATACCGGTACAACTAATCCAGGCGTACATTGGTTGAAACAATGGATGAACCCTAAGGGTTGTGCAGTTCTTGCTGAAGGTCAACATATAAATTGTTGGGTTTTAGGAAAACACAAGGGGCAATACGAAGCTCTTGTTCAGTATGCTCCTGTTGATGTATATAGAGATACTGACAGAGATGATAAAAGCGAACAGATGGGTAAGCCTATAAGAGGAATATATGGTATCAATCACCATAGAGCAAACCCAAAGTTTATCAGCTCTATTATAGATAAATGGTCAGCAGGTTGTCAAGTTCGTAACAATCCAAAACAATACGAGGAATTTATGACTGCATGTAAGAATAGCGGTGTAAAATACTTCTCGTACATTCTATTTAATGAAACTGATTTTGAGTAATGAAATGGCTTAAATCACTATTAAGTAGCGAGGGCGATGCTTCAACAAAAAGGGTATCCGCCCTTGTATCATTATTAGTATGTATATCATTTGCCTACATAGCTACTTTTACTTCATATCAGTGCCCTGATTATATGTTTGAGGGGCTTCTTGTTATTGCTGGTGGTGGTTTAGGATTGACGGTTATAGAATCTATTTTTACAAGATATAAATCTAAAGACAATGGAAAATCCAATCAAGAAGAAAATTAATGATGATGTAAAGTACTCAGTACTCGTATTGATGTTGATATTTATAATCATCATTCAATTCAATCAAACATTTCCTAAACCGGAAACTGTAGATTTAGGTCCTCTACAATCTAAGATAGAAGATAACAACAAGAAACTTGACACCCTATATGCTAATATAAACAAGAGTAAGCAGGAGATTAAGAATATAGAAACCAATAGAGTAAACAACTATGAAACGTATAACAATTATATTATTAGTTCTGTCAATGCTAATGATAGCGTGCATGCCAGCAACTTGTCAGACAACCTTAAACAAATCGACAGTCTCTGGAAATCAGGATACTTCTATAGTCGTTAATGGATATCAGGCTATGCTTCTTAATATGACGTTCTATAGAATGTTGTATTTAGAGAAGGATAGAAACATGCTACTCAAGAAAGATAGCGTAAACACATCTATAATATCAGATCAAAGTAAAGCAATCCTTTTACTAAAGGATAATAATGGTATGATAACCGATGTAAATAAACAGCTAACCATAGATTTGGAAGCCGCCAATAAAGAGGTAGAGAAACAAACAAGAAGAAAGAAGGCTTGGAAGGTAGCTACTATAGCTGGTATACCTATTTCTTTTTTGGGCGGTATATTATTAATTCTTCTCTAAGCTGTTGTATGTAGCTTTTCTTTAGCTCATCATACATATCAAACACCTTCTGCCAATCACAATCCTTTTGGAGTAGTTCAGCCCTTGTCATGTTGTGCCAATCATCATGGTATTCAGGCTTAACAAATATGATGTTTTTAGGATTCAATCTATACTTTTCAAAAGCACCCTTCCCTAATATATGGAAGAATACATGTGGGGAAAATCGTATGGTGTCACCGGATACAAAGCATACATGAGGTCTTTCCTCCCATAGCTTTTTAAACAGTTCCATCTCACCAGTAGGCTTTCTCTTAGTCTGAAGTGTAGATTTCTTTTTTGGTTTCTTATCGTTCCTGTAGTTTTTGCAGAACCTTCTATTGAAGTCGGTACAGAAACATTCTGTGGCTTGACATTTCATGGTGTTGGTATAATTAAATATAGGGGCCGAAACCCCTATACTTAAATCAATCAATCAAACAAATAACAAAGCAGCTATATAGAATAGCAATACAAATATAATATATATTATTCAGTTTCGCAAGCTTCTTGCAAATTTTTTACAAATACGTGTAATCTCCTGGAATCCACCCACTTAATTGACTCATTATCACATAGACAAACCGTCCAAAATCCATCAGTCTCATCACTAACTTCAAGAGTAACTAAATATAGTGGGTTCCATTCATCGGCTGATGATATGATATACTCATAAAAGTAGGCTCCATTGTCTACGTAGTTCTTTTTAAATCCCAATTCATCAAGAACATCCTCTGTGATTTTCATAGCATTTGTTTTCTCAAATCTACAAAATGGAAGCCGCCATAAATCAACATAGGGAAACAGAAGTTAACATTTTATTCAGCCTTGTCGGGGAATATAATAGGGTATAGATTGGGAACCTCATAGTTCTTAGACTTCATAACCTTACCAGATTCATTATAAACTGGTTTTCCATTGACAAGTTTAGTCATGTTTGACCTGTGTATTTCATCAAAGATATCATGTATCTTATCATGTAGACCATGCCTAATGCAAACGCCAATAAGAATATAAAGAATATCCCCAAGAGCGTCTGAAACACCAATGATATCATCATCATTACAAGCTTGTAGATATTCATCAACCTCCTCTTTAAGAAGGTTGTATTGTAGTTTATACTCATCTTGACTTATTAATTGCGGCTTGGTTCTAATAGGTAATTCAAAAGACTTATTGAAAGATAGTACGTTTTTTATAATGTCATTCATATTACATTCTTTTTTTAAGTTGGTCTAAGGCGTCTTGCATTCTTAAAACTTCTGACTGAATAGAGCTGTTCATGTGCATAAGCTTTTTTAGATATACAGCTGAGTCTAACAGCTCTTCATATAGATGTTGCATCCACTCATCTTGTGTAAGATCGTTTCTGTCAACGGTTGTACCATAGGTCTCAAGACCCTTTTTTTCACGAGATTCTAAATCGTCAATGATTGATTGGATAATACTACTATTCATGTTGTTTAATTTACGCTGAGAAAAATTCAAAGGACCAATACTCTTCGCCCTTCTTTACAATTACCTTCTTCACATATAGGTGGTATATAATCTTGTCATTAAATCCAAGCTTCTTTTGTAGGACGTCTATTGACATTTTAACACATGAGTCAACGTCTTGAGCCTTATTACTAAATCCAAATTCAAGATTTAGACCCACAACTCCAGTTGGTAGCTTTACCTTTTTTATCAAAGGCATGCTAAGCTTTTCAAAGTTTATATAGTCTTTAGTTTTAAATCGTCTGCCGCCTCTGTATGCTTTATTAATTGATATTGGTTTTACAGGAACTTTGTTCATAGATACTTTTTTAGAATAGCGTTTACTTCGGCTTTAGCATCTATTAAAAGCGCCTTTGGTATGTACTCATCAATTATCTCATTTATCTTTAATGAAATATACTCCTTGTTAGAATCTACAAACTTCATCCATTCAGGGTGAATGTAGTATACAACACCGTTATCATCATGAACAATAGCAATAGTTACCGGACCCTCAGAGTTTGAGTCTGTACCAAAAGATAGGAATACTCCATTCTGACCATGGAGATCGAAATCAAGAACGCCGCCACCATGATGGTGATAATCATCCTGATTAAAGAACTTTATTTTCCTTCCTTCCATAAATAAAAAAACCCAATGCAAGATACATCGGGTTTATTTAATAAGCAAATTTATTTATACTCCTGATGGAGATGTTGAAGGCACATTATTGTCATTGTAAAAAACAATTCTTGCTGATAAATGTACAGCGTATAAAAATACTCTGTTAACTGTATCGAAACTACTTGATATTTCAGTATCTACAGATTCTAAGTACACCCATCCTATAGGGTTTGGGTTTGTTTCTGAATCATAGTAATAGTCTGACCATTTGTCTGAAATATACCCTCTAACATACGTATATAACTCTCTATTCATATCATATACATCATCGTATATAAACTGACCATCTGATGTTGAATATATTGTTCCAAACACAAATGGTACAGTCTCAACTCTATAACATTCAGCTAAAACTGGAGATGGTACAGCGCCATTTGTTACATCTGTTTGACTTGCGCTTACAAGGATACGCTCCTTTTCAAAGCTTAAAATACTTTTGTTCATTTTCTATATTTTTTGGTTTTTTCTTTTATGTTCTTTGGTTGGGATACAAATTGTTTACCCGACTTATTACCTTTTGCTTTAGCCTTATTGGTAGCCGCCTTCTCTCCTGAACTTAATGAATCCCAAGCCGCCTTAGGCAAATACCTTTTCTTCCCTTCTGACTTAACCTCTTTTGAAGACCCCTTCTTTTTATTAGCATGAGTACCTGAGGTTTGCCAATCTTGCTTAGTCCAATTATTTAGACTTTGTTGTGACTTAGCTAATGCCATTACTTATATCCTCCACCTTTAGCTTTATATTCACGAGCTAATAATTGACTTTTTCTAGCACTCCACTCCCCAGGATCTCCACCTTTTGAACCAGCCTTAATCTTATTGAATAAAGATTTTCTCATGCCTGGCTTTGTATAGTTACCGGCTTGATTTACTTTACTTGCTGATTTCTTTACAGGCTTCTTCATTTTCTTCTCTTTATACCTTTAACAACCTTCTGTGATTTAGGTGGGCTTTTTTTATCACCCTTAGGACCTGCCCAAAAAGCTTTATCAGCCCAATATGCAGCACTCATTTTACCTTTAGCTATATTCTTAGCGTGGCGAGATTTAAATGATTTACGAGCCTCAGCTGAGTAGTTATGACCCATCTTTTGGTCGCCAAAACGGATAAGCTTAACCTTTTCTCCATCTTTAGCGAGTACCATACCCTTTTTAGTAGGATGAGATGGTGTCTTTTTAGGTTTATTGACACCACTCAATCCATACTTTTTAAGTAGGTTCTTGATATGTTCTGGACTGTGAGCCATTACATCATCCCTCCATATCCACCACCACCCATCATTCCTCCTCCGCCCATCATTCCACCCATAGGGCCTCCTGCCATAGGAGACGCTTGAGGAACAGGCATAGGACGCTCTTGTTTCATAGCTGTCTTAATTGCTGATTTTTTGATAGGAGCTTTCTTAGCGGCTTTTTTAGCTACTCTTTTAGAAATAACTTTTTTCTTTTTTGCAGGGGCTTTCTTAGCAGCAGCTTTCTTAGCCATTGGTTTCTTTCCGTATGCCATAATTATTTACATCCGTATTTTTTCTTAGAGCCACTTTTAGGAGAAGGCTTGCTTCCTTTTTTAACACTTTTAACTAAAGCGTTGGGGTTAATACGTCCTTTCATAATAATATTGTTTAAGCTAAAGTACATAGAAAGTAGCATAACACATTCAACAAATTGAACTTTTTTTCACTAAATTAATTAGTTACGTAGTTATATTTGCGTTATGAGAAACAAATTAGCCGGCACAAAAAAGGGTAAATCAGAATCAGCAAAGTACTTTCAAGAAAATAAGACTGCGCGAGATAAAAAGAACGCCTACAATAAGGAGTATCATTCTACTCCTGAGAGACGTAAGTATCGTTCAGAATTGAACGCCGCCAATAAAAAGGCAAAGACTTATGGAAATGGTGATGGCAAAGATATGAGCCATACTAAGTCTGGAAGAGTTATGAAAGAAAAAGCCTCTACCAACCGTGCGCGTAATGGCAAGGGTGGTAGAAGCTCTAAAAAATAATTATTCGTATACGGCTTCGACTTTATCCTGATGGATATAACCGAACTTTTCGTTGTTTTCAGTAGCTATAACTAATAGCTTAGCATTGTAAACTATTACCTGACCTACTGTAAATCCTTCAACATCTGGACCCATCTCTACTATTTTTCCTAAAGATGAATACTCAGGTGCGTTGTTTGTGAATAGTGGTGACTTTGATTTGTCAATTAAAATTGGTGATACTTTGATCATTCCTCCTGCTGGTGTCATATTACTTTATTTTTTTTGGGTGTATGAAATACCTTTCCATCTCACCATTGTTATACATTTCAATTAATCTTGTTACGTCTGGAAGTTTATAGTAGTCAGTATTTGATAACTGAGAAGCGAATTTGTCTATCGCTTTAGTTACATCGGGCATTTGAACACCATCGGTATCCCACAAGGCTTTAATAACCGGACCGTGTTCCTTTTGAATGGTTTCAACTAATCTTTTTATTAGCTGCTTGGTTTGACGAGTGTAGAACCAATTAATTGGCTCACACTCATCAATAGCATATACGCTTACCTGTAACCACATAAGAAGATTAAGAACCTTTATCTTTTCTTCATCCTTCATACTACTTCCTATTGTTATTAGTTTCCGTCTTTCTTGGACGTCCACGTTTTTTAGCAGGTGTAACAACAATCTCTGTCTTTCTTGGACGTCCTGGCTTTCTTTTTACATTAGAAGCTTTGTTAAGACCTCTTTGAATAGTTAAGTTAGCCTCTCGCACAGCCTCTTTAAGAAATAGGTATTCTTCAAGAGTAGTCAACTGAGAATATAATCTGTAATTGAAATAAAGTGATGCGCTTAACACTAAGCCGCCTAAAACAAGTGTAATAATCATTTTGATAAGTTTTTAAGTTTACGGATTGCATTTCTTTCATTTAAAGCCATAATGTAGATGCAATCCTGTTCTACTACGACTTTTTTATTTCCGTTATCATCAATCTCATAACTTGTGCAAACGGAAAGCTCTGTGGTCTTTGTGTTGTATCTAAACAACCTGTGACCTCTGTGTAGCATCATGCTACCCATTTTAATTTGTTCATCCGACATCTTCTTTGAATTTATGTAAATCATTAAGGGTGATAGTAACCTCTTTCGAAAGGTCTCCAGTTATTCTAACATTCTCCCAAACATATATGTCAGACACTTTTGCATAGCCGACAAAATCAACGTGGTCATTGTGTACACGTGTGAGTACAACAATATCACCGTCAATCTTCTTAGCTTGACTTATGTCAAATGACATGTGATCATCATTGGATATGTAGAACAGAATCTTCTTGCCTGAGAAGATTACAGAATGCTCTGCTGTATCGTCAAGTTGATTAAAGAAGATGTTCTGCCATTTACAGAAAGAGTAGGAGGCGACAATTTGTTTTATGTCTGCCTCCTTGTTTAAGTACAGCTTGTTAGCCATAATCAAATGGCAACTGCCGTACTCTTCGGGGGTTAAGGTAATCTTCATAGTTCGTTAAATATTTCGTCTTTAGCTCCTGTCTTTTCTATAAAGTCAACGTCTTGGATATCTACGCCATCATCTGTTATGATAGCCTTGCCTCCAACGGATAGCTTATCATCAATTTCCACAGCCATGCCAATCTCAGGTACACCCTGCTTAGGTACAGTCTTTAGGCATTGTTTGATAGCCGCCTTCTTAAACATCCAATCAGCGACATCAGTTCCATTGTTGTATGGGCTTGATTGCGAGCCGCCAGCCTTACTCAACTTCTTAATCTTAGATAGCTGATTAAAGTCAAGTACTTCAATGATAGGGTCAGTACCTTCAAGCTTAACGATACCATAGGCGCAATAAACTTCCTTAGCATCGTCCTGTTCTTTTGTTCTGTTAAGTATTGGGTCATGTTCTAATGTTACATTTACACCTCTTGAGTATTTAAATCTACCCTGTTCAACCTCATCAGTATATACAACACCTGCATACACTGACTTAACTCTTGGGTTTCTATATGCAATCTCCACCAAACCCTTATACCCTAATTGGAATTGCGCCTCATTACCATAGGGTATGATGTAGGCAAAACCAGACGGGGTATTGAATGGTAGCTTTAACTCGGCTGATAAAAGAACCGAAGCAAACAGTGAACCTCTGTCACAGTTTAATAGCTTAGGCGTTTTTTTCACAGCCGTCATAACTGACATAGCAAACTCGTCAGGGGTAATACCATACTTAGTACCAACGAGTTTAGAGATAGTGTCCTCATAAGCCTTTACTTGGCTCTCGAACTTTTTAATTTCTACAGCTTTATTCATATTAGAATTGATTAGTTAGTTCATCATTTTCTGCCTTCATGTAGGCAAAGTCGGGTAGATCCATATCAATAACACCAGAGCTATGCTGAGATAGTATGTCATATTGATAAGACCAATCGTTAGCCTCTAAGCATTGCTTGTGCATATTTAGAAGTGATTGGCATGTTATCAATCCAACATTGAGTGCTGACTCAGCAAGCATAAAGATTGATGCGGCATAGGGGGCATCCTTCTCAACAGCTATGAATATAAATCTTTTGAATGTACCATCACCGTGTATGGCATTCAGACCATTAACATAGAAAGCCGCCTGTTCGTGATAACGATAGTTCCATATAGACCTTTGAAAGTCTGTAGGGTGTGCTGATATAGTTGTCTTTAAGTCAAATACAACTCGTGTAGACTTATTGTATCCGTCAGGCTTGCCCTTACATAGAACTCCGGTCATTTGGTCTGTCCATTGTATACCTGATTCAATCTCAGCCGAAGCCAATAGTTTCTGAACAGCAGGTATCCTAAGTACATTGGTAGCCATACCATTAGCCTTATCAAAGGTGTCGGAGTCAATAACCATTCTACCATGGTTAGCCGCCTCCTCAATGATAACCTGTTTCCATAACTTATTCTCAGCATTCCTAAAGTCAGCCGCAGTATTAGGTCTATCATTAGGATTGAATACCGTATACTCTTGGTCGAACTTATGCGGCTCAAGAACTAACGTGTGTACTAATGTGCCTAACTTCTGAGCTTCGGTAGACTCTGAAGGGTTATCAATATAGTGCTTGTAATGTAGTGGACTTCTGTGATAAAGCTTTAGTGATGAGTAGTTTATACCATCTAATTCTCTGTAATCTTTCATTGAAATTTAGATTGAAATTCAAATGAGCAATAATGCTCTGATACTTTACCTATCTCTGAGCAGTACCTGTATAGGATTTCTACCCAGAAGGCGTCCTCCAATTTTGGAACGCCGCTAATAATACGTCTAAGTCTAACACGTCTCTCATTAACATCAGGTTCTATAGATACATACAGTAGTTCAAATAACTTAGCGTATGGCATATACTTCTGATTAATATCAAGACCTGCAAGTATTAAAGCATCTTGAACTCTTTTCTTTAGTTCGTATGCTTGACGTATCTTATCAGCCCTTGAAAGCCTTTTAATTACTGGCTTCCTCTCCTGAACTCTCTTTGCTTTCCTTTTCATCTTCTTTAAATTCATTTACTGATTTAACCATTTCATCAAACTTCTCGAATGCCCTTAGGTCATTTAAGATATTATCAATAAGTGAGTTGCTAAACATAGCACATATCTCATTGAATGATGTCTTTATATCTTCATTGCTACGATGAGGATTAAACAATAACAGCATCTGAATAAACTCAGTCTTAGCCATTCCAAAACTCATGGCCGCTTCTGTCGGTAGGTCGAACTTCTCCATTTTTATTTTTGTTTTTTAGTTGCCCTTTCTTGGGCGGTTAATATTCTGATTAATTCCTCCCACTTAGATATATCATCCTCAGTGAAGGAGAAACAGCTATCTCTAAAGACACGCATCATCTTTCTATATTCAAATGGAAAGTAAACCTTTGCTGTATTCTTTGGATCTCTATTTCGATTGGCGAACCAACTAACTACGAGTTGTGCCCTTTGTAATACCTTAGCCTTCAATAGATTCTATATCCCTTTGAAGTTCAAATAGTATTTCTTTTATACGCTCAGCGTCCCTATCAGACAGCCTTCCAGAGTATACGTTTTTATGTAACTTACTACGCTCTATATCAGCCTGACGTGATATCTCAGACAATGAAATCATGTCTATGTTCTTATGTATAAATTCAATTAAAGTCATGTTGCAAATATATGTTTACTATTTTATTTTCCAAAATTTATTTAGTATTTTCTTTCAACAATTTGTAGTGGAAAGTTAATAAATCTTCCGCATCCCTACCCATGATTAACATAAAGTCAAACCAACCTTTTATATCATCGAGTATTGATTCAATGGTTGTTGACATAGTTATATCTAATACTCTTGCCTCACCTGATTTAATGTACTCTTTTACCTTTTCAATGTCTCCATCGACATACTCTTTTACGGCTAACTCGCCACATAGAATTGTTTTTTTCATTTGATTTAACGTGTTTGTTTACAATGTATTCTAATGTTTGATATGTTTAGCTAATAAGTCTAATAAGGGGCAAGTGCATGAAAATCAATAACATACACTCGCCCTTATTATTTAACCAATAAACAATCAAACAACAATTAACTAACTGATTTATAATCTTTTACGATTCCATAATAACTGTCCGTTTCTTGACGTACCATGATAGCCCAGTCATTATAGTTAATACTTTCTCTTTTTATACCCTGTTCGGTACTTGACATCACGCAGATGTACTTAGGTTTTTTTGCTTCCATAAGGTCTTAATACTACTTTGTTTGTTAATCTTGCCTTGCGTTTTTTCTCAGAGTTTATCTCTCCGGGCATTAATACTATGGTTGTACTAACAGGAAGGTTAGCATAACCATCAGGCTTATTAGCCTTGTCCCAATTCATATTGTGACACATACAATCCCCAACTTCTTTTAAGTCTTTCGAGCATTCCTTTCTACAAAAATGAAAGGAGCATGCCCATACAGGTTCTATCTTCATAACTTATGTATATCGTAAATTGATAAAACTATTGCTGATAATATACCTATGGTTGATACAGCAATGAATGTGTATATTGATTCATCTCTCAAAGTGTTATATTCAAAAGCCGCCAACATAAATAAGGTTGACAACGGAATAGTAAATGATGAGACGATCATTAGTAATCCTGAAATTTTTCTCATGTGCTTATCATTATAATTGGTGATGGTGCTATTGAATCTACAACATCATCTAAAAAGTCATACATAGATTCATACTTCTCACCATTGTAGGTATACGTATCAAAGTATTCATCATATCCATAGCTTGTGTTAGATGCATCTTGTAACATTACAATGTTAGGCTGTGACGGGTCAAACGTATATTTACCATATAACCCATTACCGCACTCATCAAATGTCATTTCGAACGCAACTTTGAAACGCCGCCCTATGTAGAACAACGTCACAATAGCAGGAGACCATCTACTATCGAATGCATAACTACCTGAATCATGCTTGTCTATATCAAACATATATAAACAATCCTCCTTGGACATTACATTCCAATCAGGTCGTACACCTTGTCTAGTTTCATTTTGCTGCTTGATTAAATCATCAAATAGCTTATCTACTTTATTTACATTATCACCGTTAAAGTAGACGGTATTTCTACACCAGTTAGGCATTGTTCACCTCCTTTATTTTTATCTTAGCATTAATTATCTTGTATAAAGTATCACCACATGGGTGGTTAGAGAACTCACCTGACATAACGTATGAGTACAGTGTATTAAACTCATGGTTAGTTAAGTCTAACTCAAGTTCGTATATTTGATTGCCGTATGTTAGGCAGAACTTGTTTGCGTATACATAGTTCTTTAAACATGTGAGTAGGTCTATGTTAGGCACATTGAAACCAGAAGCATCGAAGCCGCTGTATAGTTCCCCCATCATCATAAACTGTTCATCATAAGGTAGTGATTCAAACATAACATTGTTAACTGAAACACCATCGTCTATTAAGACCTTGTGCATAAGGAATGTATCGTAATTCATCTTTTTAATTCGTATTTAATTGAACCTACTTCTTCGTAAACGGGTAGCTTGGTATTGAAGAATTGTTGAATTTTGTAGACCTCCATCCATTGCACATCTTCAAACCAACCATTGTTAGTCTTGATGCGAAGGCGCCACTTGTTAGGGCCGCCAAAATCTCCAGTGTCTTTAACAGCTTGTAGATTACCTTCTGTAATCTCTTGATAAGGAATGTTTTTCATAGCTTTATGTTTTATTGGTAAACTTCTTTCATATAATCTTGAAGGGCAGAGTAGTATCTATCTCTTAACTTATCGTCAGATGTTAGGTACATAATAAAGTCCTCAATGTAGCATTCTACAATGTCTTTTTTCTCTTCTGGTGTCATACAATTAAAGTTTAAGATTCTAATAGAACTATTTGCTTACTACAATCAATACCCATATACTCATGCATGTGGTCTATGATTGGCCGGGGAAGTTCTTTTACCCCATCAAAATCGGATAGCCGCCCATCCAATGTATACAACCCAATATCAAATACCTTATCATCATAGTCAGTATGTAACTCGACATACATGTGACCACTACTAACAGTACCTGATAAAAGATAGAAGTCAGCTAAACATGTAACCTCTACCCTTAGTTGCTTACCCCACGATGTAGTTTCATACATCGTAGAGGTAAAGCCTAATTGACAAATCATCTTATTCATATCTATTTAGTTTGTGTTCCAAGAGGTCTACGTCTGTCCGAAATAGAACTCCAATAATCATGACCCTCTTTTGAATCACGCCAAGTAAAATTGTCTATTGAACGATAGAACTCATGTCTATAATCACATCCATCATCAAGTATTTTAGATAGACAGGCATCTAATTTTTCAATGTAATTGGTATAATGAAGTTGCATACGCTCTCGCATTGCCCTCTTGTATTTTATATACTCATGTGGTTTTAACCACCACTTTAGTAGCTGCTCTCTTGTCATAACCTATATTTTAAAAGGGTGTGTACAAATCATCGTGGCAACTCTTACACAGGCAAGCGTTGTATGACGTATCATACGCCACAAGTACCTCTGGAGAGTCACAGCCGTCGCAAGAGTCTATGAACAACTCTGATGCATCAGTCGGCCAATCGGTGTATGGATACTTGTCAATCTCCTCCTCCTCATCATAACCCACAACATCCGCAGCCGCCGACTTGTTGACATAATCCTTCTTCTTATCATCCCACTCCCACTTAGGCGAATAGTCATTACGCTCCCACCACTTAGTAGAATAATCTTTAGTAGTAGAGGAGGAGGTGATAGTAGGCGTCGCCGCCGACTTCCAAACCTGCTTGCCGCCATAGTCAAAGTAGCGTGACTCCTTATAGGTCTTGTTACTAAACCAACAGCCTAAGTCCCACACACCCATATCTTCATTGACAATATACGCCTCATTGTCCGTGTTGAGAAAGACAAGTTTTGACGAGCCGATATAACCTACAATCAATTCATAGATAGCGTCATTGAACATCCAATCCTTTGGTAGCTTTTGAAGTACCTCTTGATTGAACATATACGTATCTGAATAGTCATTGTGGTGTGGTGCATTGGATATAATACCGTTATGCACAAAGCCCCAATAATCATCTACAATAAACGGGTGGCAGTTAGTCTCATTGACCTTGCCATGTGTAGATATACGGAAGTGTATGACAACTTGCGAATCCTTATGAGCACTACGTATGCGTAGATACTCATCATAGAAGGAGTCGAACTTAGTCATTTCCTTGTGGGTTTTTAGGACGCCGCCATCAAGATAAAGCATTCCGGCTCCATCAGTATTGTTGTCCCAACATGTACGAAGAACACTCTTATCAAGAGTAACATCTTCAGGGTTTAAAATTGCTATACACATAATTATTTGATTGTTTTATCGTCGTTATCTAAATTAAAGTTATTCCATGTCTTGCTGAAGCCGATGAACTCATCAATCTTCTCAGCCATCTTATCAGCACCAACCATATTCTTGATATGAATATGAAGGGGGTGTGATGTGTTACACAACATCTTGAGAACATCACGCTCAGAGGCGTTGAAGTTGTCAACGAATATGCGTAGTAGGTCAAGACGCCACACTAAGTTATCTCTACTACGTACAGCAGGGAAGATGCGGAACTCACAAGTCCTATCTTGGACGAATACACTTGCTCGCTTTGTTTTCTCAGTTAGGTACTGATACTTCTTCTTAGTCCTTGCGTAGTCGGCAAACATACGTCTCTTGTACAAGCTGTACAGGATAGGTAGGAAGCCGCTAAGACCTAACAATATCTCATCAGGTGTGTACATTGCAGATGAGAGGTGTATGTGACCACCACATGAACTGGAGTGTGTGGCGTTAAGCATAGGTTTAATAAGTGGGTGGTCGAAGTCTTGTGTCCACCTATCCTTATCGAATAGGTCATACACAGGTGAGACAAGTTCAAAACCTGTTCGGTCATTGAGAGAACCGTCCGACTCCTTACACCACGATGTCTCGTTGTATATTGCATCAGGGAAGTCGCGTGTCTTTACATCGTAGTCCTCCTTCTCTACCTCCACACCGAATTTCCAAGCCGCCGAAGAATCGCATTTAAACACCCTACTATAATTATGATAACCCCTAACATAAGAGGACGTATCCTCCTCATCCTCATCACCAACGTAATCATCAACGTGCACCCAATCACGTTGGGCGTCGCAATAACAATAATCACGGTCATGAGCTACATCCGAATTGACGAAATAGATATCGTCATTCTCAGAATAAACATAGTCATTATCGTTTTGTATGAAGTACCCCTCATTGCCTCGTCTGTCAATTACGCCGTAGTATGTATCATGATCGTAGGCATATTGGTTATCCCATTCACACCAAACAATACCCAAGTCGCCTTCCTCATCCTCGTGGAAGATGTCACCACAATATGTGGTGTGCCAATCATCATCTCGATGGCACGTTTCCCCACTTGTCAGCGGGATAACATCATCATCACCAACGGCAAATAGTTGCCCTTGATAGTTGCCGTAGTCAAAACATCCCGTTTCAACTTCTGTTGATACTGTCTCGCCATTGTAGAGAAGTATCATTTCTTGATTCTCTTCTTTCATGTTAGTTATTTGATTTTAATTGTTTCTGTGGTATGGTAGCAGGTCATGTGGGTTCTGCTTATGCTCAGTTTTGTAAAAGTGTTCGCATGGATTGACAACACTTTTTGTTTGTTCGCAACTCGTTAAACACGCAGCCGCGAACGTCATGGCTAAAAGGTACATGACTACATAGAAATCTACTTTCTTCATTTTATTTGTTTTTATTGATTATTAAATTCTTCTTCTAATACCCATGTGGATGTTGTTACGCTCACTTCCCTGACTACCTCAAAGTATTTGGCTTCCCACACAAAAGAGTACAATTCCATTCCATGCCCTTTGAGAATGACTTGATGCGTAGGTTCAATAGAACTTACGTCAATAGGTTCACGTATGCTCCTGTACAGGTCTATACCATAAATGTCTGACGCAACCATAAACACGTCGGTATCAGGTTTGTCTATGAACATGTGCAAGGGGCAGTTAATTTTGGTACGCTTTACTTTTGGTAAGCTCTCGTCAATAACCCACTCATCATCATCGTTCCAATATCCATCGAACTCTTCGGTTACTTCAAAAAATTCGGGTTTGAGGCGAACGTATCTACCTCTCCAAGATGTTATTTTTTTGTCCATGACATTTTTATTTTTTATGTTTCACGTGGAACGTTAAGGTAGGTAAGCTAACATGAGTACAATAGCGATTGATATTAAGCATCCAAAACTCATGTATTGAAGGAAAACCCAACCGCAATCGAATCTGTACTGATGGTTTCTTTTCAGTTGCTTTATTTTTATTGTGCAAATGATTGAAAGCAAGGCAATTAATACTGTAAATGTTATCATTACTTTATTATATTAAGTTTATAAATTTAGGTTCGTGATATTTACGAATGTTCACACCTATTGCCGCCTGAGATTGTGGTTTATCTATCGTCTCTGGACTTCCATAGCCGCACGAAGTTCTCTCACTGAAACATTCAAGGATTAAATTCCAACCGCATCCATAATCAGAATCCTTTTCGCTGATAAGTTTGTAGTGGTATTCGCCTAAGCGTTCGTCCATATCGAACGTGTTAACAATACGTTTTTTCGCCTCTTGTATGAAGTATTCGACAATGTCGCCACCTTCGTACGTTATGTAAAGCGTTTCTATGTGCTCATAACCCGAATGCCCCCATTCGATTATGGGTATATAAAGGTCATGTAAGTGAAGTTCGTACTTTTTACCTCTAACAAGTTGTGGTATGTCGCAATTAATGTTTACAGGGATTAATGTTTTATCCACGATTTTAGATTTTAGGTTAATAAAAAAGGGGCACGAAGCCCCCCTTGAAATTTGAATAGCCGACCCTTATGAAAGAACGTCGGCAACTATATTACCAAACACAATATCATTAATGACAAGTTGGTTCGTACTTTTATTTGTCCGCCCCGTAATTGTACATAAAGCGCTGACTCTATCAAAGCCGTCATAAGTTTCGTCTATCAGGCCTAAAGAGTCATACTTTTCGCCGTCAACGTTTATGACAACATAAAACTTTCTTGAAAACTTAAACTTTGTTTTCAGTTTATACCTTTTACATTGACCGAAAAACTTGTTTACACGTTCTATTATAAACGCTACAATTTCTTCGTTCGTTCCGTCGCAATCAAAAGATTGACGTAGAAAAAAGTTTGTGTCATTTTGTACGAGCGCATAAGACACATTGCGCATTTTTGGGTTTTGTTCCATGTTATTTGATTTTAATTGTTTACTATTTTATATATACACCTTTACACGTGTTTCACGTGGAACATATTTCACGCTACATTGTTTCACGTGGAACATTTGTTCGGTGTAGTGCTCGAATTTTACGTGTTTAAAGCTTCGCCACGTTTCGCGCTCGTTTGCGCGAATATGTATTTTTTATCCTTTCTTCGCTCGTGAACGTATTAATTCACGTTCACGTCTCTTCTGCAAATATGCCTCTTTTCTTTCAATCGCAAGTTGTCTATTTGCCTCTTTGTTCCTTTCCTTTCGCGCTACATTGAAAAAATACGTTTCAATGTTTTCTAGCTTTTGTTGTGTGCGAATTATTTTGGCTGTTTTAATTGCCTTTCGCCTCCCGACGTTAACCTCAATATGTATGGCCTCTCTATTTATGCGCTCCCTATCTTTCGAATCTGAAAAAGCGCTTATATTATTTACTTTCATTTTTCTTTCATTTGATTGACTTTGCAAACATACAACGATTATCTTTTTTTGTCAATAGTTTTTGCAATTTTTTTTTGATTTTTTTTTTGAGTTGTATCTAAAGTGCTCATAATCAACGAAATAAATTTACTTTACTACTTTAGCACCCCCTTTCTTACTATAGGTATTCCCGCGCGCGCACGAATACGAAATAAAAATGACAAAAGCAAGTTTTCTGCTTATTAAGAATGATTCCTGATAAGCGCGAAATTTGGATATGTCAACTTTTTTCACTATACAAAACGCCATACAAAAATAAATTGACATTTGCAATAGGCAGCCCTAATTTAGAATGATTCTAAATAACTAAGAAAGTGTACAGCATACACTAAGGTTATTGTAAAATGTACAATATGTACGTGTACAATGTACACTAAGGTTAGTGTGAAACGTACACTAACTAAAGGGGCACCCCTTTCGCAAAAAAGCAGTTTGCCCACCGATATGTACGCTCCGGATGTATATATGACCCCCTCCACACTATGTTCTGTTGTTCCACGTGAAACGGGGATATATTTTGACTGCGTGTTCCACGCTTGGGCTATTTTGGTTTGTTGGTGGGGGGGGTGTGTGTCGACTATGTGTCTACGGTTGGTTGGGACTGCTAACCATCTTGATGATGTCAACGAAATGGTATAGGCTTGTAGATTATTTTCCACTATAAGCCTGATTCTGGTGATTATTTTCCACAATGGCTGTCGCAAGTATAGTAGATATTTGAGACAAGAATGTCAAGTTTATTACATTAAAAAATTGTATAATATCTCATACCGTAAGCCTATATTTTGACCTTATGACTGAAATGTAAAACTATATTGTGACTTACTCTATTGTTAGATTATCCTCTTGTAGCATTTCTCTGAGGAGTTCTCGTATATCGGCACACGCATCCATTTGTTCCGGGGTTGCTTGTCCTGACCCTCTTATAGCAGATCCGTACTTTGAGACGCTACGGAGTTTTTGGTCGAGTTCCCAGAGGAGCATTTTGTACTTGTGTCCATCGAGGGCTGTACGCAGTTCTTCCGCCTCCTCTACTCGGTCAAATTCTATTATTACCTTACTCATTGTCTTGTCCTCCTTTGTTTCTCCTTTTCCAATAAAATCTTGGATAGTTTCTGTAAAATTCTATCCCACAGACAGTATAAAAACTAAACTCAATTAGCCTTAATGCGGACACCTTAAAAAATTCATATAATCTCATTATCTTGTCCTCCAAATGTTTCGTTGTAGTAATCCGTTGGCATAATAAATTCTTTACCATCTAAATGCCTAATTTTTTCAAACGCTCCATCCATATATGCAACTCTTATCTCCTCCTTGTGCAACTCCTTTACCTTCTTGAGTACGGCATTCCACTCCCATTTATCTTTTGGGGTTTCCCATAGTATTTCGAAGAGGACATCTACCGAGGTTTTCTTCTTATCACTCATCTCCACCTCCTTTGATTTTAGTAAATACTTTTAGAGTTCTATCCTCATCTTGCAACTGCAATTCAACATTAACTCCATATTTTACCAACTCTCTACCATTCTCACTAATTACTTCAAGTCTTGTAACCTTGTCGTAAGTTGGTAGTTCTATTTGGTTAGCCAATGCTCCTTTGATGTAACCATTTATCCACATATCTCTATCACTCTCATTACATCCGTGACACCCTTCCCAAGATGCTTCTGCTTTCTTTTTTAGTTCTTCTACTCTACTTTGTTTCTTTTCCATAATTTTTAGTTTTCAATCTTTGCAAATTTGAATTTATACGATAGGTTATCATGTTTGTTTATGAATGAGAGAAGCACATGCAATTCACTGAAAAGCGAATAGTCCATATTTCTTTTTACAAACGAATTACTTAAAATACACTCATTTCCGGTATCTATAATACTACCTATTGTTTTACCTCTTATTTCCTGTGCCCATTGCTGCGCATTACTATACTTTAAGGTATATTGATTATCTTCTACCTCTATTAAATAATCTACTTGTATTAAACTGTCCTCTTCGGCTATTACTATGTAAGTTTCTTTTTCCATAATTTTTAGTTTTTAAAGCTTTTCTATTTCTTGTTTGACTTGTTCCCAATATTCAATTCTTGCTGAAATCACATCCATTGATACAGATGGTTCTATTTGTGCTACAACCTCATCTACTGCTATTAAGGCGCATTGCTTAGCTATTAAATCTTTTTGACTACCCAATGGCGCATTTTTTATTGATAATACAAACCTATATGTTGTCAATAGTTCCTCAGCTTTTTCTTTTGGTGTCATAATTTTTAGTTTTGAGTTACACCCGAAGGTGGCTGTCTTTCCAAGCTGTCAACCTTTTTAAATGACATCAAGAAGGCTAACTCTATCTCCTATACGATGAGAACAGATAGTGTGCTTTAAGTTCGTCTATACCATAATAGTATAGCTGGTACGATTCAAGAGGCATTCTGTGTTTTACGATCTCCTGGCCAACGGAGCTAATAAGTTATGAACCACAATATAAACATCCATCATCGTCCTCTTCATCGTCTGGAGAGTTTATTATTTTGATGGCTTCCATTTCTACCTGCTGCTCCGACCAATTTGGGTGGAACGCTTTGATTTGTGACTTGAGAAAATTTAGGTTGTTGATATCCATATTTGTAAGTTTTAGAACCTACAAATTTACAACCGGTTCTTATTTATTCGATCCCTATTTCTTCTCTTTCTTTGCTCCGCTTTATTAACATGGTTAACAAATTGTTCTGATGGCTCTGTGTACCCCACTCTTTTTAAGTCGGTTACGATAGAGTTGAGTTTTGTTTTAAAGTCGGGGTTATACATTAGGTACGCCTCTACTGTGTTGAGGTGGTGTATAACAGATGAGTGGTGCATCTCCAGGTTGTCGCTAATGAATCTGTGCGTGCATCCTGTTGATACCTTTACAATCCACATATAGGCTCTTTTGGCGTCTATTATGTGGCTTCGTCTATTGCGGCTTCGAATTTCATCGGCTGTAGTTCCAAACGCGTCAGCGCAACATGAGAGTGTAACCTCCATAAACATTTTGATATGCAGCTTAACATCAATGTTGCAGCGTATCTCTTCAAGCATTTCCATAGCTTCGTCTTTTATTTTATCGTATTCGTTATTGATGATTGTTTCTAAGAATTGGTTTACCATGTGTGGTTTAACCATTGATGTCAGTTCCTTAATCATAGATCTAATTCCTGTTTGTGGATAAATTCGTTGCTAATATAAGAACTTCTATCTCTTTTTCCAAAAAAATAATACCTACCTGTTGGAACATCGTATTGTAGTGTTACGCTACCCTGTTGCCCCCAATGTTTGAACTTTACCTTTTGAACATAGATTTGCGGCTGTGAGGATCCATCGGGGAAGAACTCTCGGTATACGGATATACCGTTATCCATCTTGTTGTAGAAGTGGGCGGATCCAGCCATGTCGTATAGTGTCGCCACGTTATACGCTTGTGTCTTTGGGTCTCTTGACATTTTGGTTGGGTGTGCTACAACGAAGGCGTGTACGCTATACTTACGGCAGAATGATATAAGCTTATCGAGTTCTTTGGATATGTGCTGTGTTTCTGTACCTACGTAGTTGTGGTCAAGCTTATTCCACGCGTCTATAACGATTGCATTTATGCCGTACCTCTTTACAAGGTTCTTAGCGTGTTCTATTATTGAATCGAGGCTATTATCCTCCTCCGGTACTATGTAGAAGAAGTTGTCACGGCAGTAGTTCATAGCTGATATGATTTGAGCGTCATTTGTCTCGTTAAAGGACACTCCGAGTAGCTTGCTTGCCAACTTTGCAAAGTGCAGTTGAAGTGGGTAGTTCTCAGGCGAGAATATTCCAAATCTCCAATCGTGCTTTACGGATAGGTCAACTATAATCTGATCTAGGAACTCCGACTTACCGTGGTTTGGTATTCCTGTTACTCCTGTAACATAACCAGGGACAAATGTTAGCAGGTCATTGAACTCGTCTATAGATATATCACAACCCCTCTTTAAACCATCCCTTCTAAGTCTCCATATATCTTCAGATAGATTATCTACTGTTACTACTCCTTCAAGGGGGTACTCTTCGGCGGCTTCCAATGTCTTGGGTAGCATTAATGGATCAGCTATCAAAAGCTCGTTCGCATCCTTCTTACCAAAGAATGATACACGTCTACACCTCTCCTTTCCTAATCGTCTCGCTATCTCCTCTTGAAGAACTCTTCCTGGCTCATCATCATCGGTTGCTATATATATCCTTTCCACCCCATCAAGCTCATCTATACAGTTGTCAATATATTGCAGACGGTTGTTCTTTGAGGCTCCGTTTGGAACAGATACTACGGATTTAACACCTACCTCGTGGTAGGACATAGCATCTATCTCCCCCTCTGTGATTACAACATATTTTTGGTTTATGCTGTCCAGATTGTATAAAATTAGTTCGGCATCCTTTACAAGCCTGAAGTTCTTTTCTGCGTCCCTGTACTTCACGTTAATCAGGTCCTCATTTCTGAAGTAGTTGAAGTTTATGCAGTTACGCTCCTTCGATACTTGTGGGAAGAACTGTCTACCATGCGTAATCTTGAAGTCGATTAGTGTAGATGAGGATATGCCCCTCTCCTTGAACCATTCAACAAGTCTATCCGGTAGTGATGTTACATTTGATGGTAGTACAGGTCTCACGTATCTTGGAGTCTCTCGGTCCTCATTCTTCCTAACAAATCGTGCGCCGCAATGATTACATTTACCTACACCCTCTACTGTATTGAAAGACATACACTTAACATCCTTCTTCTTTCTGTCTTGAGAGCATACAGGACACGGCATAGAATTTTCACCTACACGATCTGCGTTTACGATGTAGGTCTTTCTATTTTCTAAATTGATAATTTTCTCTGATGCCATTCCTTTTTGATTATGTCAAATACTGTGTCCCAATAGAATCTTCTGTCCTTTATTTCATCAGAATGCTCTTTTGTGTCTGCTGTTAGCGCTAATAATCCTAACTCGTAGGTCATGTTGGAGGCTACCAACTTGGCGCTTTGAAATCCTAATTTACTAATTAGTTCAATAGCCTTTTGTCTTGGTGTTGTCATAATTTTTTAATCTCCTCGTATATTTCTTGATACATTAAAAAGTTCTCTCGGACAAGTAGGTTATTCGTATTGTCCAGAACGGTGTCACATGTGATTAGCGCGTGTTCTATCGCCTGTTTGTAGGCGGCATCATCATCTGCTATTGATGTGATTTTTTTGTAGTGGCTGTCTACAAGATTGATTGCCATTTGCTTTGCGTTTTCCATATTATTTAAATCCGATTGGTTTTGCTTTGTATCTCCATATATTTTTTTCGTCCAGCGACTTGGTGTATTTTGGGTCGACGTGCAGCCACTTGTTGTAACCCTCATAGCTTTCAGGATTCTCAATTTCGAAGGCCATCTTTGAAACATCTATCTTATCCTCAGGCTTAAACCACATTTGCATCTTCAATTTCCAATTAAGAACCTGCTTGTTATTTTTATCTACCCAGTTTGAGCTTGAGTAGTAGTTGAAAGCCTGCTCCCCTTTGATTGGTGAGTATCCGTTTTCTATAAAGTATCTTTTAACTTCATCAAGAGTAGGCGGCTCAAAATCAACTTTCTTTCTTTTTATATTTTCTTTCTTTATATTATTACTATCTTCTATTTCATCTTCTATACTTATTCGTAATTTAATACTAGAGGTATCTGATTTTAATCCTATAGGGTTCTCATCAAAATCAGATAGGGTAGGAGCGATGATATGGTTAATTGAAAGTCGTCTTTCCACAATCTCACCTCTCTCATCTCTAATCTCTCTTCTTTTAACAAACTTCTTTTCTACCAGCTTGCTAATTATTTTAGAAACCGAATCTTTTTTCAAACAAACTTTTTTAGCGATGGTTTCATTGCTAGCCCAGCACCAACCTCTTTCCGAAGATAATCCACTTATGACAGCATATACTAACTTATCGCTGCTTGTTATATCAGTGCATGATAAAACGTGAAATGGAACATAAGCTCCGTAACCAATAACTTCCTTACTCATGATAAAAGCCCTTTTATTAATTCTACATCCCAATTATCTAATTCAAACCATTCACCACGAACTCTTTTTTCGTTAAAAAGATCATGTAGGCTTTTTTCAATTTTAGGTGTTGCCTCTGATTGAAATATCAGTTCAATAGATGATTTTTGACTAAGTAGCGTAGCCTCTCTTTTTATTGGGCTATCGCTCCTGCCTATTTTATAATGACCAGTGTGGTTATCTTTCATTATATAGATTTTTGTTAATTTTACAGGCTTTTCTATTTTACTCCCTTTAACTAATTGATTTTCTCTTGAGCCTAAATGAGCCATCATTTGATTTTTAACCCTCTGATTATGTAATTCAACATCTTTTGGATTGTTATTTACATATTCAAGCGTCTTGTTTAAAGTGGAAATAAGATCGCAGATTGATTCTTGGTTAATAAAACTTCCACCGCAATCTAAAAACACGTCTAAATCTTTTCTGTGCCGTAAAACAACCGCACCCTTTGTATTTATAATCATAGTTTTAAAAATAAACCCCGTAACTTAGGAGTGGTAGCGGACACGTCCTAAATCACAGGGCTATTTAAATTTCCTTAATTGGCCGCTACACCAATCGTCTTTCGACATGGCAAATATACAATCACAAAATAAAAAGTCAAGATAATCTATCAACAATGTATTTGTTAATAAAAAATATTTGACAATGTAGAATAAAGTTTTATATTTGTTAAAAATTAATTACATGTTTAATATTACAGGAAAAGTGGTAGCTGTCAGCGAGCTTCAGACTCGCGGACAATTCGACTTCGTTGAGTTCGTTGTCGAGACAGAAAGAGATGTTAACGGAACAGTCTACAAGGATGTTTACGCATTTACGTTAGGCGGAAAATCTTTGGATTCAACTCCAAAGCCGACTATTGGTGATGTTTCAAACATTAAGTTTAACATTCGTTCTAAAGAGTATAATGGTAAATACTATACATCATTGAATGTGTATGGTATTGAAGTTAAAGAGGCGGCTCCTCAACAAAAGAGTAGCAAGATAGCGCCAAAACAGGAGGCGGTATCAGAAGGTGATGATGATTTACCATTTTAATTGAGAGGGGCTTCGGCCCCTTTTATTTTTTATATTAACAATTTTGTTATTGTAGTTGTGACCTTTAGTAAATTTACCAGCATGAGTAAAGATTTCTTCATAGATGAAAATGGTCTTTTGAATTGCTACGTTCTTATGGAGGTGTCTTCTGACGGGGAATTTTCAGATTCCAGGTCTATGCAATGGGTTCCATCGTACATTAGAATGGATGATATTTCATATATATCACATGATGTAAGTGAAAATGGATACTCAGAAAGAAGGTCAATGCTTTACTTGATTACAAATAACTACATAATAGTGAAGGGAAATGCCAAAGAGATTTCTATAGCATACGGAAAGTATGTAAAGGATCTTGGTAAATTTAAATACAACTAATGATAACTACAAAGTACAAAAAAAACATTTTGATTACAGAATGCTCTTCTGATAAAAAATGGTTGATGATGTCTGATATCCATTGGGACAACCCAAAATGTAAAAGGGATATTCTGAAAAAACACTTAGACATGGCATTAGAGCAGGATATGGGAATCGTTATTAATGGCGATTTTTTCTGTTTAATGCAGGGTAAGTGGGATCCTCGCAGAAGCAAGAAGGATATTAGACCTGAACATAATGTACATAATTATTTGGACGCCGTAATAGAGGATGCTGTTAACTGGTGGAGTCCATACGCTCAAAACATTGCTTGGATTGGTTATGGAAACCATGAGACGGCAATTATTAAAAATACAGAGACCGACCCTCTTCAGAGATTTGTTGATCTTATGAATTATAAGAACAAGACATCTATTTATACTGGAGGTTATGGGGGTTGGTGGAAACTTCAGATGAAATATAAGAGCCATTCAAGTCATGCGTTTAACATGAAATATTATCATGGTAGTGGTGGTGGAGGACCTGTTACAAAGGGTGTTATCCAAAACAATCGTATGGGTGTAATGATATCTGGAGCTGATTGTATTTGGCAGGGTCACGTTCACGAACTATATCATGTTATTGATTCTCAAGAATCTTTAGAACACAATCCAAGATCAGGATATTCAGTTAAGCACAGATATGTTCATCACATTAGAACAGCCGCCTACAAGGAGGAGTATGGAGATGGCGAATTTGGATATCATATTGAGAAGGGTAGACCGCCAAAACCTATTGGCAGCTACATACTATCTTTTGATTATGTCATTGAGTCAGAAAATGGTTCAATGGCAAACATGTTGATTCCTAACTTTGTTCAGTTAAGGGATCATTAAACAAAAAAGGCGCCACCGTTGTGACGCCAATTCTGAACAGGAAGGTAAGGCAAAACAAAAATACAATTATGAAATAACCCAAAAACATAAAGTTATTGGATTATGACGTGAGATGTTGACTTATAATTAGTTATATGATTCTGAATAAGGAAGAGGTAGAAAAAATCAGACCGGGTAGAGGTCGTGTAATTGTACGTATACCATACGTATTAACTCCAGATTTTATTCTTGGAGAAAAGAAGTTTAGTTTTTCAGCAAAAAGCGATGAGTCTAGGATTATGGCGTCTGCTAGATGCGGAACTGTTGTATCTGTTAGTGATCAAGCTGACTGGCCTAAATTAAACTATTCTTGGGACGGACCTGTTGAGGTTAAATCTGGAGATGAAGTTTGGTTTACGCAAGACGCGATTGCTAAGATTTCCTTGACTAACAAAGAGGATGAGTTTCATTATATGTATGAAGAAAATGGAGAGGTTATAAATCTACTCCTTTTGCCGTATAAGGAGCTTGTTCTAAGAAAGAGGGGTGATGAGTTTTTGGCTTTAAATGACTATTTAATTTGTAAAAGGGTTCAGAAGGAGTCTCCAAGTTCATTTATTATTTTAGACCACACATCTCTTGTTGGAGATGAGCCTGATATGTTTGAGATAGTGTATACTCCATCTGGAGATTTAAAATACGATTGGAGAAAGAACTTCCCTTTGAAATCTAATTGGAAGAAGATTGAATGTAATATTGGTGATGTTGTAAAGACGAGAAGAATAAATCCAATAGACCTTGAGTTTTCTTATAATAGAATTTTAGAGCCTTTTGTATATTTCCAATCACACTCTATAATAGCTAAAAAAAATGGATAGCAGTAAATTTGTAAAAATGAAATATAGGATTGACCGTATACCGAGTACGGATCAAGTTCTATTTAAATTTCATGATTTATCACAGCACGCTACTATCTTTGGTCAATCCATAGGCCTTCCGAGCGATATAACGCCTGATTTTGTAATGAGGTATATAATACTCATGTACAGTCCAGGAAGTCCCGGTATTGAGGCTTATCCGCAGTTAAATAAAAGAAAGTCGTGGGCATTAAGAGAGTTGGGTGTAGAACCTCATGAAGATGGTTCATATCCGCAAGCATATAATGACATACTTCTGAATAAAAACTCTAATGTACGAGCAAAGATTTTATTATTTTTGAGATTACAACAGCCTGAAGATTGGGCTATTATGATACGTGCGGAGGAGATGTTGTATAATCTTCTTGAACTTGAACTTCCAGAAGATCCATCCGACCAGAAGAATCACTTAGCTAACATTGAGACGGTTAGACGTCAGTTAAGTGATGCGAGAGATCGTTTCATGCAGGGTGAAACAACTAAGTCTCTTGAGCATGAGATAACTAAATTCTTAGCTCAAGAAAACTTGGGTATAAGACCTGAAGAATATATGATGTTCGCTCCAGAAGCTGTTGTACCAGGAAAATCAAAAGCTAATCAAATATTCCCAGAAGTTGGCAATTAGTAAGTATCATGAAATATATAAGAAGGAGGATGAATACGCTGTATATCATGGTGATGATCCCGTTCTTGAAACTTTGAAGGTTAAGCTGCCTTCGGTTGAATCATTTTATGGTAAGTCTTGGGATGAGGCGGTTCAATTAATAGATGGATACGGACTACACCCTAAGAATCAAAAGTTTAAACATCAGGTAGTACCTGAAAAGTTAAAGAACATTCAAGACATTATCCGCAGAAAGAAGAGAATGAAAAAGAGGGAGGCGGTTACTCAAGATGATATATACTCTGAATTGGAGGAGAATCGTTTAGAGTATAAGAATGAGATTGAATGGATACAAATACAGATTAAAAGACGATATCAAGGATATTGGTTTTTCAATAATGGTAAGCCAACATATATAGATGGTTGGCATTATGTTTATCTAAATTTTTGGGATATTCAAAACGAGACCAGACCTGACTCACTTCCGTGGTATCGAGATTTGGATCGCCGCATATTCCTCTTTGCTAAATACTGCTATACAACAACAGAGGCGGTATATAAATATAGAGTTACATATAGAAGTGATGGGGATATTCGTCAGAAGTTCTTCCAAAGGGTTAAGAATGCTGAGGAGTTTGCATCTAAATATTCAGCCGCCTATATTGATGAGGGTAAGTATGTTGTTGACATGGGTTACAGAACATGTTATGGATATATATTCCCAAAACGTAGACGTATTGGTGCTACATCTCAAGCATCTTGTGTATTGTATTGTATAACTACCGAACGCAAACAGCAAAAGGGTGGTATTCAATCTATTACAGAAAGGCAGGCGAAAGAGGACGTTTATTTAGACAAGGTTGTTAAGCCGTGGAGAAAGATTCCATTTTTCTATAAACCGGCACATGATGGTACTGACTTCCCCAAAGAGAAGTTGTCATTCACATATCCAGCCGCAAGAACTCAAGGTGTATCTCAGAATAGAATAGCCAGTCATGATGGTTGGATTGAAGCTCGTGCATCTAGCGAAAGAGCGTTTGACGGTCAGAAGCTTCATGCATATTTAGATGATGAAGGTGGTAAGCACGGAGATAGTGGGGTGTCAATACCAAGAAGATGGCAGGACGTTGTTAGGAAGTGTCTATCTCAGGGTTTGCGTATCAATGGATTAGCTATGTTTACGTCTACCCTCGGTGAATTTGAGGCAGGGGGTGGTAAGGAGTTTTTTGACTTAATTAAATCATCATACTATGACGAACGAAACGAAAACGGATTCACCACAAGCGGTTTATTCACGCTTTTCATACCAGCATACGACGGGTATGACGAATGTGTGGACGAGTACGGAATCTCTATCATCGAAGATCCAGTGGAGCCAGTCAGAAACCTTGAAGGGAATATCGTTACACGTGGAGCTAAAACAATCTTAATGAATACTCGTAAGGACCTTGAGGAGAAGGGTCTTGACCTTCGTTTGAATGGTGAGATTCGAGATAACCCATGGACTTTACAGGAAGCCGCCTCTAAAGCAAGTAAGAACTCAAACTTTGACCTTTCTATATTAAGAAGCAGAATAAATCAATTAAAGTTTGATAGATTGTTTAGAACAAGAACTGTTAGATTGGATTGGTCTAATGGCTTTGGAAGTAATGTAGTTGTAACGGATGATCCTGAAGGAAAGTATGTTGTTTCATATTTACCAAGTGAGGATTTTAGAAATAAGAAGTACTTTGATTCCGAAAAGAATAGTTGGTATCCTGCATCTGAAGTTGTAAACAAGTATATACTTGGATGTGACCCCTTTAAGTTTAATAACCGAGACGTTAAAGGTAGAAGGAAGTCTAATGGTGGCGGTGCTGTATTCTACAAGCATGACCCAAGTACAGACTATGCCGAAAAGCCTTTAGATCAATGGATATCAAATAAGTTTGTTGTAACATACAATATTCGTGTTGATGATGGTAATACATATTGCGAGGACATGCTAAAATTGGCGCTTTTATTTGGGGCACACGTATATCCTGAACGAAACGTACCCATTGTGATAGAGAAGTTTAGAGAGTGGGGTTATGAGGGGTATTTATTAAATGACATTGATGCTAATGGAAAGTTAGTTCCTGCGCCTGGTCGTTATACGGGTGAGGCGGATAAGGAGCAAATCTTCACTGAGTACATGAATTATATTAGAATGTTTGGTAAGAATGATAACCACTTAGAGCTTCTTGAGGAGTGTTTAGAGATTAACGATCCAAGCGAAATGACCAATTATGACTTGTTCTCAGCAGGAGGTATGGCTCTCCTTGGTTCAAAGAGTGCGTTCCCTAAATACATTCAGGAGGCAAATTCAACTCGTATAATGAATGATTTGCTTGAATTTTTTGATTAAGTTGAATAAATATTAAAAAGTGCATAGTAATTTTGTAATAGATTAATATATTTGCCAATAATGTTGAAATTCAGCGAAATAATCGGATTTCCATCCGACAATGTGCCTAAAGAGCAAAAAAATCAGCTTGACTATATACGTCAGGTAGCCCAAGCTATCTACTCTCGTTGGTACAACGGTAGAACTTTGTTTGGTCATAGTGCTACCGGTTGGTTTCAAATGATGGTTGACTATTCTGAGGCAAGACAATCTTCTGCCCCATACCGTGATTGGTTTTTGGGAGTTAAGAATGATAAGAATCAAACCGATAGAAACTTTACAGAGTATTCTCGTAAAGCATATACAAACGTAAGCTATGAGATTGTAAGTCCTGCGCCTAAGTTTGTTTCAGTTATCAAATCAGTTCTTTCGTCTAGCGACTATAAAGTTAATGTTGAATGTTTAACTAAAGACGCTAAACACGAGAAGCAATATATGAAGTGGAAAATGTATTATGACAATACTATTCTAAATCCGCTTCGCGCTGAACTTGGATTGCCGCCAGTAATATACGATTGGGCGCCAAGCACAGAGTCTGAGTTAAATATGTATGAGAAGTATCACGGATTCCAATTACCATTGGAGTCAGCTATGGAGGATATTGTAGAGCATACTTTCAACATCAGTGATTGGGATAAGATTCGTTTGCGTACTACTGAAAAGCTTGTTGAGACAAACTTTGCAGTTGGTCGTGTATATACTGAGGATGATGGATCTACAAGAGTTAAATTTGTAAATCCAGCATCATTTGTAACAGCATATATTGATGAGAATGAAGAACAAGAGCCAGCTTTTGCAGGACATATTGAGCGAGTTCAAATTAAGGACATTAAAGATAAGCTTTTGGCTTTGGGTGCTACACCTATGGACCTTGAAAATCTTGCACGAATCTATTACGAAACTCAAGGTTATAGCGATAAGGACTTTAACTTTAATAGAAAAGATCCTGTAACTGGAAGATATATTTGGGAGGATTTCGTTGTTGAAGTTCTTCACTTTGAATATAAAGCAAATGATTACGAGTACTATACAGGTCGTCAAAAAAAGGATGGCGTATATGTGTATGGAAAGGAGGAGTTTGGTCAAATTAAAAAGCCGTATGCTGATGGTCGAACAAGAAAGACTGATGTAACATGCGTGCAGAATTTATATGAAGGAAAACATATTCTTGGAACTAAGTTCGTTTACGATTTTGGTTTACAAAAGAATATGATGAGAGATACGAAGGGTAATGTTGTATTATCCTACTTCTTTGAGCGTGTGCCTGGAAAATCTATCGTTGAAAGATGGAAGCCACACCTTGATTCTTTGATGTTGACATGGATTAAATTGCAAGCCGCTAAATGGAGTGCAGCACCTAAAGGTCTTATCATTGATATTGGCTTATTAGCTAATATGGATATGGGATTTGGTAAAATGTCTCCATTAGAACTTATTCGTATTCGTCGTCAAACGGGTAATCAGTTCATTCAGTCAAAGACCGACCTTTTAAATAAGGGTGGTGGATACAATGCTATTAATGAACTTCCTGGTGGTATCGGTCCTCAATTACAAGAGTGGCTAACATG